CGATCACTTCATCGCTGGTAAACGTGGTCATGCTCGCAGCCGCTTTACCGACCACTGCGGCGACCGTCAGCCCCTTGGGTAACGTGGTCCCTGCCCCGGTTGTGAAATGGTCGTTTTGGATCCTCGCGATCCTCGTGCCGAGCCAGTCGCCGACGAGCGCGCCGAGGTCAAATGCGCTATCCTGCGTCAATTCGTAGGACATGAGGATCGGCTTAGAGCTGTATTTAAAAGCGTTCAAGACGAGCTGCGCGAACGCCGGGTCGACCGATGCGCCGATCGTCGTCGCCTCGGCCAAGATCGCGCCTTTGTTGGTGGTGTCGTTCATCGTCGGGTAAGGCAGCGCATTGCCGGCGTCCGTGCGGATAACCGTGGCGTTTAATCGCACGCCGCCGTATGCGAGGAGCGCCTGCTCCAATGCGTAAACAAATCCTTGCGGTATGGTCTCCTTGCCCTCCGTCGACGTTATCGTATCCAGACCGACGCGAAACTCTCGCTGGAATGCGCGATAATGTTTGATGATCGGCAAATCGATCTGATTGACCCTTAAATCAGGAATCCCGAGCTGTGCCGCGGCGTTGATATGGCGCTGTTCCAAGACCGCGCCGGGCTTGCCCATGCGCAGAAAACCCTGGACCGAGAGCGAGACGGCTTCTTCGTATTCATGGCGCGACATGGCGCGATTGGCGACGGTGCCGTAGCGAAGCGCGTCGAAAGACACGTTGCCGTTGAAAGAGCCCTCGCCGTTGGCGGTCCCATTGCCATTGCCGTTTTTATTGGCCATGACGCTGCGCGCGAGCTCGGCTTCTTTCGTGGCTAGAAAATCCTCATTTTTGATGCGTTTTTCCAGCCCGGTGATCGCCGATTCCATCTTGTCGAATTTTTCGCGGTCCTCCGGTGTCTCGCCGCCGCGCTTGTCACAATCGGTCTGCAAATCGCGCAATTCCTTGATCGCCGCGCCGTATTGCTGCCTGAGTTCGTTAATATCTAACGACATAATTGATTCTCCTTTGGCTCAAATACTCTTGAGCGCGGTTGATAATTTCTTTGCGCATCTGGGCGCGGTCGAGGGATTCGTCTTTTATTTTTTCGGGATCAAAGGGATCGGCGGCGGCAAATCGGCCGCGCAGGCCGACATCTGTCGTGGGATATGCGGGTTGCGTGACCGGGGAGACGTCGTAGAGGTTGCTTATCGTCTTGATGGCGCGCAACTTGGCGTCGCGGTCGATCTCTTCGCCGTCCTCGGCAACGCGAAAGCCAAACGACATCTCCGAGATGTAGCGGCCGCGGATCAGTGTCAAAAGATCTCGCGCCTCGCTGGTATCGGGCGGAAAAATGCGCACTTTTAGCCCGACGTCGTCCTCTTCGAGCATCAAAGTCCGGTTGGAAACGCGGCCGATCAGGCGATCGTCGTTGTGGTTGATCAGCGCGCGGACGTCATCGGTCTTGATGGCGGTGGCGAAGGCACCGGGGCGGATCACCTCGCGCCAGCCGGGCGCAAAAGGAAAGATTTCAAGCGAAGGTTGATTGAAAACCGCGGCGTGCCCCTCGATAAACGGCTTGTGCTCGCCGTCCATCGACGTGCGTAACTCGGCGACATTGAAAAAGCGGCGTTCTTTTTCCATAAAAAAGCGGAGATTCCGGCTGGTCGACCAGAACCTCCGCTAAAAAGATATTCGCGCGATCTAACGGGTTGAGAATGTAGGAAAAAAGAACGAAAGAAAAGGAAATTGAGATGGGAGAGTGTCCGTAAAGTCCGTCAAGTCACTGACGGTCATTCTTTTTATTTGCCAGTTGATATCTTTCGGCCTCTTCGATAGGAATCCGCCAGGTATCGCCGACTTTGAAGGCGTCGAGCTCGCCGCGGTCGATCTCGCGCCGGATGGTGCGCGGATTGACGCTCCAATCCTTTGCGAGCTCGTCAACGCGAAGTGTTTTTTTCACGTTTTTACCCCTCCGTAGGGGCGATTCATGAATCGCCCTTACATAGATTTGGTCGCGTGCTCGCAATTGGGCAGCGTGTCGGCGTCCTCGCGGATATAGATCCGATCTTCATTGTCTTTGCCGCAAAAACAGCATTTTTCCGCCGGCCCCTGACGCGAAACGCGCCGCGCTATCGAGTCCGGATGGCGCTTATCCCAACAGTCCTGACAAATAGTTGCCGCGTGCCATTTGCTCATTTTTTTGCTTCCTTGCCCGGCGGACGCGAAAAATCTATCCCAAAATATCCTTTGAAACTTGGCATCGGCCGCGTCGTAAGCCATTTTTTGCAAATCGAAACGCCTCATTTCGCCTGCCACCGAGGATTCCATAAACTAGATTCAAATTCATGCTGTATTTCTGTTCTAGAAAAGTTAAAGGGTGCATCTTCTGGCATCCAAACAACACTGCCGAGATATTTTCCGTCTGTAGTAAATACTTTCGTCAAAATTTTCATTTTGCTTGCCATCCATGCCCGTCGCCTTCGTCCCAGCAAACGGCAACGACTCGCGTATCGTCGGGATGAAATGCCAGCTTGCGCCCCTCGCGCAGCACGCGGATCGAGATCCCGATCGGCCGCGGGTGCGGGTACAACAAAAATCCTGCAGCTTCAATCTGATTCATGGCATTCGCTAAAATTCGAGCAGCGTCCTGTGGTGTCATAACGTAGGGGCGATTCATGAATCGCCCGTACACATTCAATGCGCCGCCCCATTCAGTGCGCCGTTCGGCTTGGCCGGGACTGGCAGATTTGTCGGTGCTGGCGGCGCTAACTTCGCCGTGAGCAAATCATCGAGCATATCGATCGGCGCGAGATTCTGTTGCAAATAATGCCGGTCGCCGTCCGGCCCGATGCTATTCAAGTTCTCGCGCTGGCGGATCTCGTTGATCGTCAAAACGCCCATATTGAACAACGCCTGATAGAATCTCGCCCGCGAATCGCTGTCTCCGCGCAGTAAAGCGTCGACGAGGAACTCGGCAAACATGCTTTTGCGCTCGGTCGGCGTCAAAAGTTTGAGCGTCGCGCGCTCCTCCCAACAGACTAACCACGGCCTGATGCAGTCGACAATAAAATCGATTGACTGCTGCTCGACCGATGCAAAGCTGACCGTGCCTGGCTTTAAAAGGCCGATTTTATAGGCCGGCACGCGGTAAATTGCCGCGATATCGGCCTTGGAGAATTCTTGGCCCTGGATAAACTGCGCGTCGTCGGGCGGGATGCCTACGTCCTGCCACTTCATGCCCTCTTCGAGGATCGCCACCCGCGACCGGTTGGAGAGCCCCTGATGATTCTCGTCCCAGCGCCGGCGCAATTGATTGTATGCCGGGTCGCCAAGCACGCCGGGGTGCATCAAAACGCCGCCGGGGCGCGCATCGTTGGAAAAAAACCTCGCCCGGTACTCTTCCGAGGCCTTGGCGAGGCCCAAAGTTTCGCGCGCCAGGGCGATCGGCGAGTAACCGATCAGCCCGTCAGACGAGAGGCCGCGCAGATGAAAAACATCCGTCAACTGGCGCTCACCGCCCTCCGGCGTGACGTAATAATAAAAAATCGTGGTGTTGAAGACCTGCAACCGCATCCGATCGGGCCGTAAAGGCCAGAGATTGGCCACTTGACCGCTGCCATCGCGCTCGACTTCGGCATATGCGTTGCCCCAGAGTAGCAAGTGACCCTGCAAAGTTTGCTTGAATTCAAAAGGCGTCATAAACGGGTTGGGTTGCTCGTGTAAAACCCGATAAACGGCGTGATCTTCGGCCCTCGCCTTTCCCATAGGCGTGCGTTGGTACAGAAAACAGGGTAATGAGGCCACCGTGTCGGAGATCACCCGCACGCACTGATAAACCGTCGAGATGAGCAGCGCGTTGCCCTCCGTCACCCGCACGCCCGATGCCGTCGACGTGCCGCCGCCAAAGGCGAAATATTCCGTAAACCCCGGCGTATTGATGCCGATATTGCGCAAAGTGCGCTTGAACCAGTTAAGAAATTTCATAGAAATCTCATTTCTCTTTCACCGTAGATGCTGCCCTTCTCGTTGCCGTGCCGGATAGCGAGCTCTAAAGCCATGATCGTCGCGACGATGCCGTCGATTTTTTCGATTGATTTGCCCTTGTCCGGTTTTATATTTCCCGCGGCGTCCTCATGAGTGACCACATTGTTCGCCATCCAGCGCAGGACCGGATTGCCGCCGTGAGTGATCTTACGCGCCAACAGAAAATTCAACAACTCTTTTGTCGGTCCGCTCATGCTCGCGTTGCCCTGGCCGAATTGCCATAACATGGGCTTGCGAAAATTGGCCGCCTCTTTCTCATCGCTGGTAAACCCGTACTCGTCACACAACGTCGTGGTGATCTGCGACGAGCCCCAGCGGTCAAAAGCGAGCGCCTTGAAGTCGAAATCGACTCTACTGCGACCAAGCCGCAGCATGATCCATCGATAATCAATCACATTCCCCGGCGTGGCTTCTAAAAACCCCGCGCGCTGCCAAACATCGTAGGGCACGCGGTCACGCATAACACGGTTGTGCATTCTTTCCTCTGGTATCCAAAAAAACGGCAAGACTATAAATAGATCATCTTGCTTTTGCGGCGGAAAGACCAACACAAAGGCGGCAATATCGGTGGTCGCCGCGAGGTCGAGCCCGCCGAAACAGCGCCGGCCGCGGAGTTCGTCGTAATTGACCGGCGGCGCAGCGCAGGCGTCCCACTCGGTCATCTGCAACCAGCGCACATCTTGTTGCGTCCAGATATTTAGGTGGAGGCGTTTGAACGTATTCTCATAGGCTGGCGTGACCTTGGCTTTCTCGCATTCGGCGGCAAGATAATCCTCTTTGATCGATACCCCAAGGTTCGGGTTGGCCTTCTTCCAAATCTTCGGGCTCGTCCAGTCGTCGGTCTCGCCGGCGCAAAAAATAATAGGCAGGAAGGCCGGGTCGTTGACAGTGCCGTCGATCACCTTCTGGGCATACTCATGCACCTCCCAGCAGATCGAGTGACGGTCGAACCCGGCCGTGGTGAACATGATCATCAGCGGCGAGCGCCGCGAGCCGGTCGACGTCTTTAAAACATCGTACAGCTCGCGGTTCGGTTGGGCGTGGAGCTCATCGAATAAAATGCCGTGGGAATTTTTGCCGTGCTTGGTCGGCGCGTCTGCGGATAACACATTGTAGGCGTTGGACTTGTAAACAATCGTGCGGCGAAATGCCTCGGACACCGAAGACAAGTCGGGATCTTGCTCGACCATCCCCTTGGCCACCCCGAAGACGATCGCGGCCTGGTCGGTATCGGCGGCCGCCGAGTATATTTCAGAGCCCTGTTCGCCGTCAGCAAATAACAGATAAAGCGCGAGCGCCGCGCCGAGAGAACTTTTGCCATTTTTACGCGGCACTTCGATGTAAACCTCGCGATAAAGGCGTGTGCCATTAGGACGATGCCAACCGAATATCCCGCGCACGATTTCTCTTTGCCATCCTTCGGTTTTGAATAACTGCCCGGCGAGCTCGCCCTTGACGTGACGACAGCAGCTCTCGATAAAATCCACTGCGCGGTCGGCCTTCGGTTTATCAAATCGTGCGCCGGTCCGTTGCCAGCGCGATGCTTCTTTTACTTTTTCCGATTTGGTTTTCCAGAATGGTGTCATGCGAGAAATTTCCGCGCGCCTTCTGGTTTTTCTTTTGGTGTTGCTTTGATTGAAGATCTATCCGCAGGCGATAAACCAAACTTCGCGCTCCATCGATCGCATCTAACATCAGTCGCTAGGAATGCTTTCATAAAACCTTTTGCGATCGCTAATTCTTCGCCGACATCTTTAATCTGCTGCCATAGTCGATCCCGCATCGCGCAGAGCAAACAGTAAGTTGAAAATGCCGTGGAGTCTTGAAAAGTGAGCAGGCCTTTTTCTATTAGTTCCGGCGTCTTCGTATTCCAGATTTTTAAAGCGTCTTTGTCTTTTAAAACTTTGTCGCTTGGTACTGCTTCGCCGTCGAATTTTGGCTCTTCTTCGTTGATTGGA